CAGACTTCTTGTTAAATAAATTATCTAGTTGCTCAAGTATAAAATCTCTTTGTTTTCTACCGTGCTCAACAACGCTATAATCATCTGAGTATTGAGTATAGTGGTCCATACTTTGTAACATTTGTTGTAGTTCTAGTTTAGTCATTTTGTAATAATTTAATTGTTTTGCTCATTATAACATATTTTTCATCTGGGTGACAAGTGTCGTAGCCAAACTCGCTATATAATTCATAAGCAAAATAGTCAGTAATTTTATTTAAGTAATATATTTGTATATCTGTATCACCATACTGCTTAGCATAGTTGTGATGTATCTTGTATTGTTTTAATTTATTCATATCAGTTATATTATCCATTAGTAATCGTATTTTGTTTGTATTATATTATTATAAATTCTAATTCTAACTCGTCTTCAAGTCTAGTAAACTTTATATTATTATTTTTTAATAGTTGAGAGCATTTATTTAAATTAGAAGTATACTCGAATATAATAAAGTTATTGTTTTTAAAGTCAGATATATTTAAGTTGTTATCTTCAAGAAATATATCGCAGTCAGTTAAGTAATGTATTTCAGCGTTACTTTTTAGTATTGAGTTTAATGTATTATAAGTCATAGTTATTAGTATTATTTTGATGGAGTATATTGACCATCGAGTGTATGATTAAATGTAGTAATATCTTTGTTGAACGACTTTAGTTCGTTTAAGTTAATATAAGTATAACCTTTTAAGTTGAATGTTTCAGACATCGGTATTTCATTGAAGTATGAAGGTAGTTGATGTAGTTGAAAAGGTATATAAGTTTTATTATTTAGAGTAATAATGTTAAGTTGAGATTTTTTGTAAGACATAGTATATATTTTATTAAGTTCATTTATATTATCCAACGAGTGACGTATTTAGTTTGTATTTTTATTTTCATTTATCAATACTTTGTAAGGAGTACCGTTGTAAAAACGAAGTAATTGTTTTGAATTTAGTTTGTTTAACTTCTTGTCGAAGCAAACTCTGTATGTTTTATTTTTTTTCATAATAGTATATTTTTAAAGTAGGTTAATTGTTTAAGTGATAATTATCGTTTAGAGTTACTGCGCTCACTCTCGCTTTCTATAATAAATTTTTCAGTTAAGTAACAAATTGTGCCGATAATTGTTAATTGTAGTAATAATTCTAGTATAAACATAATATATAATTTTTTAGTAGTGTGACATTAGCCTATTAAGGTTAAGTATAGTAACGGGCATTTGTCACTGTTTTGTAATAGACGCATGTTTGTATGCGTTTCGACTATTGAAGTCTCGTCAGTATTACTTTAGCTGAAAGTCGCGAGCGAAAGTTGGTAAGTTATTACTGTTAGTATAGTTACCATATTTTTGAAAGCACTCCATAGTTTCAAATCTTTCTTGATTTGCTGAGTATACTGCGTCATGCTCATAAGTATACGTGTCGCCTTTTTTGTTAGTAAATGTAATTACTGCATTTTTTCCGATTAGTGACTTGCTGATAACAAATCTTTTTTTAGTTAATTTCATAATAGTTTAATTTAATTAGTTATTTATTGTTTATTATATTATCCAGTTGGTTTAGTATTTAGTTTGTAATTTAGTATTTATCAATTAGTAAATTTAGTTCATCAAATAGTTCAGAGTATTCTGAGTCATATATATCATCAAGAGTATAAGTTACATTGTTGATTGTTATTTCATAGATGTCATTGTCTTCATCTATTTTGAAAGTGATTTCTTTTAACATATTATATTATTTATTTTAGTTACAGTTATATTATCCAGTGTTGTTAGTATTTAATTTGTAAAAGCTAAAAACTTTAAAATGTTTTGTTGTATTTTTTTTAGTTGTTACATATATATTATCCAACAACAGTCGTATTAAAATTGTAAAAAATATAAATAAATATAAATAAACAAGGCGGGGCTAGCATAAAAAGTTTGATTTTATATAACACGCTGACTATCAGACAGGTAGGGGCTACACCAAATATATACATATCTAACAATTTTTATATGACATAAGCCTATTAAGAAGTATTAGTAGCACCCTTGTGTCACATTTTAACATATTTTTTATATAAGTGATATTATTAAAGTAACTTAAAACATGTATCATGGCATTTAAAATGAAGAAAACATCTGCGCTAAAGTTAATCAATATTAAAATTGGTGGTGGAGGTGGTAAAATCGGTGGTGGAACTAAAGTAAAAGGTGATAAGGTAAAAAGAAAAGGTGGTATTTTTAGTATGTTTAAAAGTAAGAAGTAAAGTTTATGAAACAAAAGCTATCACCAAAAGCTGCAGCTGATAAAAAGAAGCGTGATCTCGATGCTGCTAAGTCTCCTAAACGAAAGCAACGTAAAGCAGAGAACCAAGTACATCGTAGAAAACTAAAGAAAAAAGGTTTTAGCTTGCGCAACAGAGATGTACACCATGATAGCAAAGGCAGATTAGTTATAGTATCTGTAGCTAGCAATAGAGGCAACTTTGGTAAAGGTACTAAAAACGAAAGTTAGTACGTAATAATACTTATATGAGATCAGCAAAGAAACAAGTTAAGAAGATGCCTGCAAAAAAAATTACAGGTATAAAACCTAGTAAAGAGATGTCTTACTCTCATAGTAACCAACCTAGCAAAGCTTTAACTGAGCCAGCAGGTAAGAGTCATGAAAAAAGACCAGAGGTTATAAAAAGAAAGAAACAAGAGTCGAAGAAAGGTGTTGATAAAAAAATATTAGGTGAAGTTGTTGGTGAAGCAGGAGCTGCTTTAGGTCAAGCAATATCTAACATGGGAACTGGTGGTGCTCCACCTGAAAACTACGTAAGTAAAGTATTTGCTAGAAGATCAGGTTTCAAGATGAAATATAACAAGAATAATTTTCCATTTAAAAAATAAAACAATGGCATTTAAACTAAAAGCAGGTAAGGAAGGACCTATGAAGAAAAACTTCCCTAATGTATTTAAAAAACTTAGAGACTATCAAGTAAGAGATGGTGAGCTTACACCAATATCAACAGAGGAGTATGATAAGTTAGCTGCTAAAAAAGGAAGTAAACAAACTCTTACTACTAAAAAAGTTAAATCTACTAAAGGGTTAAAAGAAGGTGATCTAGTATCTGATTTAGCTACTGGAGAAAAAAGACTTAATAAAAAAATCAAAGAAGCAAAAACTGATAAAGAAAAGAAGTTTCTTAAAGATGTAAAAGGTGATGCTTCTAATCTTGATGTTAAAAAAGACGGTAAGACTAGAAGAAGAAGAGATTTAGACTTGCAATACGATGTTGATAGTAAAGCAAAAAATAAAAAAAGAAAAACTAAAGAAAAATAAACTAATTATTAACCATTAAATAAAACCAAAATGACGTATTTGTATTACAAAACAAGCACGTGGACCGGTAATCCACAAATTAATGACAAAACCAAGGGCCAATGGGAGCACTTAGCTAACAAAGCTAACTGGCGTATCACCCAATTACCTAACGGTTATTACCAAACAGAAGTAAATCACCCAAATGACGCAGACAAATGGTCTGATGTTACGCGTAGAGAGACGCTAGAAGGTGCAGAAAAAGCCATTGATGGCTCAATTGAGCACTTTTTGCGTAAACTAGAGGCTACAAAAGGGCCTAAGGTGGTAAAAACTTTTGAAAAATAAGCAATATTTTAATTTAATTTACTATAATGGAATATAATCTCCCTAGCGAGATCGTCAAAGACTTAAATTTTGGCGATAACGCAAAAAACCGCGTAATAGCTGGCGTAAATAAGCTAGCAAAAGCTGTAAAATCAACTCTCGGCGCATCAGGTAAGTGTGTAATTTACGAAGATGCCCGAGGTAATCCAGTAATCACAAAAGACGGCGTTACAGTCGCGCAGTCTGTAGTTCTTTTTGATCCAGTCGAGAACATCGGAGCTACTCTAATCAAAGAAGCTGCCAATAATACTGTAAAGCAAGCCGGGGACGGTACCACTACGGCAACCGTCCTTGCAGAATCATTACTAACACATGTCTATAGTTCTATGGATGTGGCCACTATCAGAGAATTAAAACAAGGTTTACAATCAGGTGTTGACAAAGTGCTTGATTATTTAGAGTCTATTAAAATAGATGTATCTGATGACATGCTTAGTCATGTAGCAGCTATATCTTGTAATAACGATAAAGAGCTTGGTAGTATAATAGCTGAAGCTTATACAGCTGTAGGTAAAGACGGTGTTGTGCTCATGGAGTCTTCTAATACTGAAGAGACTGTAGTAGAGACTATAGACGGCGTTCAGTTTGACTGTGGACTTACATCACCGCATTTTATTACTAATACTGATAAACAAAAAGCAGAACTAGATAATCCTTTAGTATTGATATGCATGTCTGAAATACCTAATGTGCGTAAGATACAAAGTATACTAGAGTATGTTATTAAGCAAAACAGATCTCTACTTATAGTAGCTCCAGTATCACAGCAAGTTAAATCAGCATTATTGATGAATAAAGTAAAAGGTAATATAAAAGTAAACATTATTGACTTACCTGGCTTTGGTCCTACTAAAAAAGATACATGTGAAGATTTAGCTATATTAACAGGTGCTACACTATTTAACGAAGAGCTTGGTGATGATTTAGATGCTATGCAGCCAGAAGATCTTGGTGAAGCGGAATATGCTGAAACAGATACATCTGGTACTGTTATAACTATAGAAGATATGCATGAGTTAGCAGGTGAACGTATTGATGATGTGCATAAGCGTATAGCTGAAGAGAAAAACGGTTTTATGAAAAAGAAACTAGAAGATCGTTTAGCTATGCTGTCTGGTAGTGTAGGTATTATTAAAGTTGGCGCTGGATCAAAGGTAGAATTAAAAGAAAAGAAAGATCGCGTTGAAGACGCTATATATGCAACTAAAGCGGCACTGAAAGAAGGCATTGTTCCCGGCGGTGGTATAGCGCTACTTAACGCATCTCAAAAAATTTCGACCGACACAGTCGGTGAAGAGTTACTACTAAAAGCTATAACAGCTCCTTACAATACTATATTAGATAATGCTGGTATTGAGTTCGATGCTGAGTTAGAAGAAGGTTGTGGTTTAAACGTAGTAACAGGTAAACCAGTTAACATGGTTGAAGCTGGTATCATTGATCCCGTACTTGTTACCAAGTCGGCGCTGAAAAACGCAGTAAGCGTTGTGTCAACTATTATATCAGCTGATTGTGTAATCTCAAATATACGTATAAATGAAGGCAGTTAATCACTACGTTGTTGTTGATCGTATAAAAGAAAAGCAAAAAGAAACTAGCGGGCTTATATTAGATGAAAACAAAGATGAGCAGCTAAGATATTTTAAAGGTAAAGTTATTTCTGCTGGTAATTTAGTAGAAGTAATAAAAGAAGGTGATGTAGTTTGGTATGATCGTCACGCTGGTCACGGAATAGAATTTGAAGAAAAGTTTTATTTTGTTATAAAGGCAAGTGATATTGTATTAGTAGATTAAACATAAACCATAAACCGTAATCCTTAAACACAAAATCTTTAAACAAATTATTAATTAATCAAAAATTTTAAAAAATGGCAACAACAGTAAAATTTGTAAAAAGTGTTACTGCCGGATTATCAATTGATCCAGGAAAGTTCTTAGGAGCTGTTATTTCTGACGCTGGTAGAATGGAAGTAAACTTTGCTAAAACAAATGGTGCTTTAACTGGTACATCGTTAGTAGACTTAGATATAACTGACGGAGCGGCTGGTGTAGAGCAAAAAAGAGCTTTTCAAGCTTTAGCAAATGCTTTGGGTGGACACCCAAGACATGGATCAGTAGTAGAAGTAGTTGACGATATAGCTGACGCTTCTATACATAGAGATATTATTAGTCTTAACACTTTAACACTTTAAACATTATGGCAGAAAATTATTTATTCTTCGCGAAAGACGGAGACAACGATGCAGATAAAGATGCTGTTATGTTTCCAGCATCTAGATTTTTAGGTGCTGTTTCTACAGCTGCTACTACACTAGAGTTTTTCTTTGGTGATAGAGAAAACTTAACTGGTAGTAATGACGATATATCTTGTACTATAACAAGTGAAAAACACAAAGAGGTTTGTGATGAGTTTGCTTCTTTAGCAAATGGAAATAGAAATAATACTAACAATTTTACAGTTATCAGAGACTTAAACGGTGATTTACCTACAAACGAAGGTGCTATTAGCGCGACTGGTATTTCTGATATTTCTGCAATGACAATAACTACAGGATAATGGAAACTTATTTATATTTTAGAAAGTTTAGACCTGCAACTTTTTTATCAACGCAAGGTAGTGCTACGCAAACGCTTAATACTATCACAGGTTTAGGTGGCGACGATATTGACTCGTCTACTGAAATAGCTAGCTTAGTAGTAACACCTGCTGATGGCGCTAACTCAAACATTGGTTCTAACTATTCACATCCAGGCGCTGGAGTTGGTTTGACGATAGCTACTTCAGCTATAAACAGCATGAGTAATAGCGTTCTTGTTTTTGACAACGTTACTCAAGATACAGCTAATGGATATAATTTTGAAACTGGTGATACTATACTCATTACCTTACAGCAAGGTCTTGAAACTAGTTTTATGTATCCTGCTAGTGCTCTTATAGGTATGGAAGCTACAGCTACTGGACAGACAACTCTAAGGTTCAACTCTTTGAAAAGTGATGGTACAGATGACGTTGTAGCTATTAACCACGATAATGGTAAATACCAAGATATTGTAAATGGTATAAACGCTATTATACATGGTAATAATCACGCAGGAATAGTAACCGTTATTGACGGACATGGAGGTCAAACAAGATTAGCTAAAGAACTTAATGGTCTTGGCATTGACGGTTTGATTTATACTCCAGAAGCTAGTTACTAAAATTGAGACTAACTAGTCACGATTTACGTGAATTACAAATCCTTAAGTATTACAGGCTCGTTAGAAAATGGGCCTGTAAGACTTACGGGTTAAAAGACGCAGACTTAGAGTTACTAATATATTTAGACTGTAAGAAGCGTTTTACAAGACAAGAATTTATAGACGGTACATACACTTACTCTTGGGATAAAGAAAGGTGGGAGCGTCTAAGAAAAGAAGGCTGGATAGAAGTTTGGAGACATAGAAATCGCACGACGATAAAATATAGCATATATAAAACTTCATTTAAGTGCAGCCAACTAATAAGTAGAATATATAGGGTTCTACTAGGTGAAGATGATTTACCTACTTCTGACAGAAGTGTATTCTATAATAATGAATCATATACAGATAAAGTTTACAATAAAGCTATTGACGATATGATAAAAGATAAAGACAGATAGTATGGCATTTAAAATGAAAAAATCTTCAGGATTTAAAAAAAGTATAGGAGCTAAAGTTAGTGGCGCTATTGATAGTATTACTAAATCAAATCAGGGAAAAACAGCCTTAGCAATAGGTGGTGTATTATTAGCTGATAAAATACTTGATCGTATTAGAAAGAGAAGGTTTGAAAGAAAACAAGGAACTTATTTTTTATAGTATGGCTTTTAAATTAAAATATAATAAAAGTTCTTTTCCTTTTAAAAATGAAAAACTAATTAAGTCTGCAGCTAAAGGATATTCTTCAGATTATAAAACATCTGGAGCTGGATCTGCAGGTGCGATTATCGCAAACGTAGCTACTGGTATAACTAAAAAATCTAAAAATGCTATGAATAAGTTAATGAGCGCTGCTACAGGAGGTATTGTATAATGGCATTTAAACTAGGAAAATCAAAAGGACCGACCGCAAGAGGCGGTAAGATTATCTCTAAAATGAAGTTTGGAAAAAGAGATGAAGTAGTTCCTGGTGTACCTGTTTTTAAAAAACAACTAGGACCAGATATTATAGCTGAAGCTAATATGGATGGCAGTATATTTGTTAGCAAAGATGTAGATGAAAATACTCCAGAATACCAACAAGCTATGGTGCATGAAGTACAACACATAACAGCTATGCGTATAGGATCTGAAACATACGATGATGATAACGTTTATTTCCAAGGCGAAGTATGGCCTAGAGAAAATGGTTATATAACAGATCCTAGTACTGGTAAAAAATATGAAGAAGGAAGTAAAGATCTTCCTTGGGAAAATAATAAGATATGATAAATAATTTAGTAGGAGGTTTATTCGGTAAAATAGTAGATAATGCAGAGGGTATCCTCGACAAAGTAATTACTACTGACAAAGAAAGAGACGAAGCAAAGCTTGCTCTTAAAAAACTATTATTAGATGCAGAACGTGAAGCTTTTGCAAAAGAAGTTGAAGATCGTAAATCTGCACGTGATATGTATAAAGACGATGCTATTATTCAAAAAGTTTTAGCAACGTTATTTACTATAGCTTATTTTGGTATAACTTTTGTAATGTTTAATTATTTTGTTACAAAATCAATAGATTTAGGTGAATTTGAAATAAGCTTTATATCAACAATATTCGGCGCTATGAGCGCTAAAGTAAATACCATCATTGACTTTTTCTTTGGTGGAAGCTCAAAAAAGAACGAACAAATAAAAGAAAAATAAAATGGGACAAAATTCAACAGAAGTAGCATATCAGTTTGGACAGATGGGTAGTATATTTAACGATACTGCTAACCCTATGAAAGCTCCAACTGGAAAAGTATTCGTAGCAATACACTTTTTAGAAGAAACTACTTTAGAAGCAAGTGGTGGTTTAAAAGCAGAGCAAGATGCTGGTAACGGAGTAGAGTTTTTTGAAACTCAATCTGCTGCTCACGACATTGCTCACGGTAGTGATCCAACAGCTTTATCTGGTGCTGGTGGTGTTCAGCTTGATAACAGCAACACTATTCCAGCTGGAACTATTATATATGGAAGATATACTGAAGTTCACGCTACTGCAGGTAAAATGATAATTGGTTATTTAGGAGTTTAATGATAGGTTTAGGTAATAGAATACCATCGTCACAAAATCCTGTTACAGCATCTATAATACAAACTACTGCTGGTTTACAAGCTTGGTATCAATTTAACACAGGAGTACAGTATAGCGGTAGCAATGTTGTTTCTTGGTCAGATAGTAGCGGTAATGATAATAACTTAACACAGACTACAGCTACTAACCAAGGACTAAAAACAACACCTTTAGGTGGAGTTCACTTAGATGGTACTGATAATTTTATGACTTTAGATACTGCTATAGATTTAACTACATTTACTGTTTTTGCTGCTATTACTTTAGACGATAATAGTTTAGAAACTTTATTTGGTAATGGCTCTGATAACAGTGATATGTTTAGACTAAACACTACCGCTTGGTTACTTAGAACTAATGGTAATTCTTTTCAAGGCAATTTAGTTACAGCTAAAGGTGTTAGTAGTTTTGTTGTAACTTTATTTAGTGAAGTAGGAGCTTCTTCTACTAAATATACTCTTAGATCAACAGGTGAAGAAGAAGAAGATGATTTTACAATCGATAATCAAACGTTTACTATAGGTGATATTGGTAGACTATCATCTAATGCTCAGTTTTTTGATGGTAAAGTTCTTGAAGTTGCTATTTATAACACGGGGTTATCACAAGCTACAATGCAAGCAATAGAATCAGATATAGTAAATAGAACGGGAATATAATATGTATTTTAAAGGAACAAAACAAGAGTGCCAAGCTATAATAGACAGACTAGACTCTGTAGCTGGTTACCCAGATGGTAATGGAACTAATACTGTTAGCTATAATGTATTAATACCAGGAACATCTGATTATTTAACAAAAATACCTAGTGATTTATTGTCTGAATTAACAGACGATGAAAGAGCTAAAACTATAACGCAAAAACCTGCTGCGTTTGATGAGCAGGAAGACTAATTTAATTAAATAAAATAATGGCAAAGAGAAAAACACCAAAGAGTGAAAAGGTTATTGACTTAAAACCTAACGCTGAAAAAGTAAGTGATCAACAATTAGAAAGATTACAAAAAGCTATTGGAAGTATTAATAGAGCTAAATCTGACTTAGGAAGTTTAGAAATACAAAAATATTCTATTATCTCTGTAATACAAGAGTTAAACGGAGTTCTTACAGATCTAAGAGAAGAGTTTAAAAAAGATTATGGAACAGATAATATAAATATTAACGATGGTTCTATAATTAAAGAAACTAAAGAAAATGTCGAAGTTAATTCGTAAGATAACTGTCGGCAAAGATTACAAAATTGACTCCATGCATTACTCTGTTGGACAAGAGGTGTATGGTGGTCATGTAATCTGTGATATAATAGAAGAAGAAGATAAGTATTCTATTTATATACGAAAAGAAAAAGTAGTTATACCTTGGAAAGACTTTAATAAAAACATGGCTATATCTATTGAATATAATCTAGAGTATTAATGAGAAGCGTTTACAACTTTGTTGTTACGCCTATGGGCGAAAGATACAACAACAAAAAGAAAGTTGGAGATAAAGAGCTAATAATAAATACAGAAATATTTAACCACGAGTACGTTAATCGTACAGCTATTGTTAAAGCTTGTCCTATTATAAACGAAACACACGTAGAACCAGGTGATGAAGTTATAGTACATCACAATGTGTTTAGAAGATGGCATGACGTTAAAGGTAACGAACGAAATAGTAAAGCTTGGTTTGATGAAAACAATTACATAATAAGCCAAGACCAAATATTTTTATATAAAAATGAAAATCAGTGGAAGTCGATACCTGGTTTTTGTTTTGTAAAACCTTTAAAAAGCAAAAACTCTTGGGGCGATGATATAGAAGATCCTACAAGAGGCATAATAAAATATACTGACGGATCTTTTTTAGAAGGTGACGTTGTTGGATTTACACCTTTCTCTAAATACGAGTTTATTATTGAAGGAGAAAAGTTATATAGAGTTTACTCTAAATTTATTACAATTAAATATGAGCATAAAGGAAACGAAGAAACGTATAATCCTAGCTGGGCGCAAAGCAGTTGATGAATTAATTAAAGTTGCTGAAGAGCAAATTATAACTAATACAGAAGACGATGTTTCTGCTGATAGACTGAAGAACGCTGCAGCTACAAAAAAGTTAGCTATATTTGATGCATTTGAAATCCTCAACCGCGTACAAGAAGAAGAAAATATTCTGGAAGGAAAGACACCTGAAGAGAAAAAAGAACGAGTATTTAAAGGCTTCGCGGAAGGCAGATCGAAATGAGTTACGAACAAAGCTTATATAAAATAGTTGAACCAGTTAAGAAGACAACAATAAGTCGACTTAACAAAAAACGTAAATGGGAATATGGATACAATAAAGAACATGATATTGTGGTTATCTCTAAAACTGGGCGAATTGGACAGATACTGGAGATACAAGGTTTGCAAATTGGCTTGCCAGCTAAACCGCAAACAGTGCACATGCACAACGATAAATGGCAAAAAATAGAGTACCCTAAGGAGTTACAGAAACTTAAAAACATTTTTGACTGGAGAAGTTATCCAGAAGAGAGCAAAGATAAGTGGTACGATTTTATAGACGAAGAGTTTATACGAAGAGAAGAAGGTTTTTGGTTTATGAATAATGGTGAACCTACATATATAACAGGTAGCCATTATATGTATTTACAATGGAGTAAAATAGATGTTGGCGCTCCAGATTTTAGAGAAGCTAACAGGTTGTTCTTTATATTTTGGGAAGCGTGCAAAGCTGATAAACGATGCTACGGCATGTGCTATTTAAAAAATAGGCGTAGTGGTTTTTCGTTTATGAGTTCTGCTGAGACTGTTAATTTAGCGACTATATCGAGTGACTCTAGATATGGAATACTATCAAAAAGTGGTGCTGATGCTAAAAAAATGTTTACCGATAAAGTTGTACCAATATCTGTCAACTATCCGTTTTTCTTTAAA